TTGTGATAGCAGCTGCTGCTTTAGCTTGTTTGCTTGGTCTATATCAACTCTTACGCCTTTAAATTTCATATCAATAAGACAAGGAAATAAATCTGTTTCTAATTTAAATATTGGCTGTAGTTTTTGGAATTCTATTTCTTTAGTTAATACTTTAAATAATTCTAACGTAAGTTCAGCATCTTTTTCAGCATAAGAACCCACATACATGGCTGGTAATTTATACATTTCAGACTTTGGATCTATTCCCCAGGATTGAGCTGCTTCATTTAATGCAGCTTCATTTTTTGTTTTACCTAAATAATCAAATGAAACACTATTTAATGAATACCATAATCTATTTTCATCAATTAATGATGCCATAACCATTGTATCTACAATCTGTCCTCTAATCTCGACGCCCGCTGCTCGAAGCCAGCATACGTCATACATTGCATTGTGAAATAATTTAATATTAGGTGCAGAACAAACTTCTTTGATCCAGGCCATTACTTTTTTTTTTTCTAAATTCCCACCACCTTCATGAGCTATTGGATAATAAGCAGACCATCCTTCAACAGCTACAGCGATACCAACTATTTGTCCATGACCTCTAATTGCACCAGACCCCATTGATTTAAGATCTGGATCTTTAGTTTCTAAGTCAATTGCAACATGACTATAACCTTTTAAATTAGGAAAATTTTCTGGACAAATCCATTCTTTCTGAGCTTCAAACATTTTAATATCCAATCATTGCGCACACAATTAATACAACAGTACTTATTATTAAATAATCAACAATCATTTTTTTTATAATCCCTTTCGATAATCATTTCTATATAATGAATCGCTTTTAAAAGATCTTGTTTACCACCTTTATCTTGATGTCTACAAATATATTTAATAGCGTTTCCTTCTGCAAATAGTATCTTATTATCATTAATAAATCTAGAAGGTTGTATTTTATATTTTTTATAATGAGCTCCTCCTATTTGTTTAAAAAATACTTTATTACTCATAATATTGGATCTCCTATGTTGTAATGATATTCTTCTATTGGTTGCATAATATATAAATTCTCCTTTGTTCTGGTTACACCTACAAAAAACAACCTATGTTCAGGGTCAGGATTTCTTAATGCTGATTCATAAATGATCTTTTCTAGATCAGTAAATAAAACAACATTTTCACATTCTTCACCTTTTACACCGTGTATTGTAGATACTTTAATTCTTGGCTTGTTAAATAAATTATCACCGTTAGCTATTAATGATTTCATATATAATTTACTTTCATCAGGAATATTTAATTGTTCCCAACTTCCAAATATTAATAATCCATGATCCATCATAAGATCATCTAAATCTACGTAGGTAATATTTTCTAGAGACTTACCACTTGCATAACCATGTTTAACAAGTTTTTTACTTACATTTAAATATTCGTAAATTAATTTTGCTTCTTCTCCACCAACAGATGCTCCTTCATTTAATCTTATCCAAACTCTATAAGCTTCTAATAATGAATTTGGTAATAAGTCATTGATTTTACTATCAAATCTTAGATTTAAAGAAGTTAAATAATCTCTTATTGAATACAACATTTTATTAGTTCTAGCTATAATCATCCATTCTCCTGAGCTAAGATCTATATTTTCAATGCTCTGATTATAAAATACTTTTCCTTCAGCATCTCTAGGTTTCCAATCTTTAATCATTCTATTATTAATATGCTCTAATATACTTAAAGCTTCTTTATGAACTACTTTTGGAACCCTTCTTGACTCTACTTTTGGATCTTTCTCACCTTGTAGATTTATAAATATATCTTCATTTGCGCCCTGAAACGTATATATTGTCTGGTCGTCATCCCCTGCAATGTAAGATCTTTCACATTTTGATTCAATGTAAAAGAACATATCCCACTGCAGAGGATTCAGATCTTGGGCTTCATCAAGAAAAACAGCGTTGAGTGGGGGACACTTATCTTTCTCGACAAACTTTTTAATCATATCGGAATATTCAATCATTCCTGTTTGTTCTTTATATGATTTTAAATCAGCATCAATTTGTTCTGTTAACCATACATCAATAGAATGTTGTAAATCTAATTCTACAGCGGCATCAACAATTGAAATCTTTTTAGCTCTTGCATATTCAATAATCTTCATATGATTATTTTTATACTGTGATATTCCAGAATCATTTATGTACGATTCAAAAGACATATCTCTACATATCTGTGAAAAATTCTTAAATGCTTTCCATTTAGAATCTTTTAATAATTGAGTATTTGTATCTATATTTAATTGTCTTGTTCCAAGTGAGTGCATGGTAGATATATATGGAAAATTCTTTTTTATATCAAATTGAGGAAACATATTATCTATTCTTTTCTTTGCTTCTTCTGTAGCCGCATTACTAAATGTAATATATGCAATTTTATTAGTAGGAGTTTTATATTCTTCAATCTCCTTTCTTAAGTAATGATTAGTCAAATGATATGTTTTTCCTGTTCCCGGAGGTCCCGGAATAATTATTCTTTTCATACTAAACTAGATTCTTTCATTTTTGTTTGTCTTATATTTGGTTTATCTAATTTAATAGTCTCCATCTTCATTGCTCTAATTTGTTTCTTTTCTATAAATACTTTATCTTCTTTTGCTCCAAATAATTCACTTAATAATCTTAATGTTCTTTGTTTTTGTAGTATCCAAGATTTAGATCTTTGTAGATATTTCCATAAATCTGAAAATTTAAAATAAGTAAATCCTTCTTCTGTAAAAGGTAAACCTCTCATTATATCAGTTATCTTTTTACCTGGAGCTTTATTAATAAAATCAGCCAAAAGATCTTTTATTTGAACATCTACCTTAGAAGAATCAGGAGCATCTAATACTTGAAGTTTATCAAATAATTTAACTAATTGTTTTCTCCATATAATTTTACCTAATGGAAGCATAGGTTTAGATATTTGATTCATACATGCTACAGAAAATTTCTCAGGATCGTGTAATGTAACATCATCTACCTCAACGCTATCACCATCTATATTAACAAAATAAAGGGGAGGATCTGATGGATATTTACTAATACCTGTTATTTCTGGTGGTGGAACATCATCTCCAACTCCAAATTCTCTCTTAGAACATAGTTTAGCATTACAATAACTAACAATAGGTTCTAATTTACATTTATAGCGGTAATCTTTTTTACCTACAGATTCTATGGATCTTGTTATTTCGTTATGTTGTAATGGTGGTTTCATGTATTTTTCATTATAAACATACATCTTTGCTTGCCATTCATTCTCAAATCTTTTCTTTAAATAAACACCAATATTATACATCATGTCATTTCTACCCCCTTCAGCCATTCCATCTTTTAATATTGTTTGTAAACAAGGTGGTGCACCTTTTAAGAAATCATCTGAATTATCTGTTTCAGTAATTTTTAAGTTAAATAAATCTTTTTCAGTTAAAGAATATTGATCATATAGTTTAAAAAAATCTTCTAAATTTAATTGCTCACCTTTATCATTAAATGCATATCTAACTGATTTATTACTTCCATGATAAGGAACATTTAAAAAACTACCTGTATCTCCTCTTTCTGCTCTAATATAATCTTGTTTGGGGAATATCTCTGCTTTTGCATATCCTAAAATACCTGCAATCTTTTTTAATCTTTCTCTCATTAGACTTGCTGCAACAAACTCTTTTGTAAATAAGAATACATGAGCACCACCTGATTTTGATCTAAATAAAATCATTGGTAAATCTTTATCTCTAATCTTTTTAATAAAAACTTTATGATCAAATGGATAAGTATCAATATCAATACATCCCCATTTACATTTGTTATCTTCTCTAATTGGAACTATACCTAATGCTGGTTCAGCTCCATCTAAATGAGCTTGCCATAATAAATCTGATACTGGTTTTTTTATTGTAAATGATTTAGCTTCGTGTTTTCCGTTATCTGAAAATTCTTCTGTAACTTTGGTTTGACCATATGCGGTTTGCAAACCAGCAAATATCTCTTTAAATCTTTCTAACATATCCCACTCTTATTTATATGGGTGGTATTGCTACCACCCAAGAAGTTATAACTATTTGCCGTTAGCTAATGATTGATAGAACTGTTTAGCTCTCTCATACATTGCTTGATCTTGTACTGGACCAACTTTTTCTATGTTGTATCCATACCATTGATTTCCTTTACCGGAATTCAATACGGTTTTTAAATTATAAATGTGGCTAAATGATGGTGGAGT